CTAGCTCTAATAGCGCCTTAGATAACGCATTACCAGATACGTTAAAGTCGACTAGGTTATCTCTAAGTATTTCTTGGTCTGCCTCGCTTAGCGAGTATAAAAGTGTCCGGACAGCGCATTTGTAATCTCTGCCCTTGATTACCAAGTTCTCTAACATGATGCCCCTTCTCTGTGTTTGGGTACTATCAACCTATGCTTTAGAGTTTAGCACCTCTTGCGACACGCCGAGATACTCGCCGAATGTAATAAGTGCTCCAGCGTCTGATTCATCAACTGCCCAAAGCTTATGAGCCACTATTTCACAGATTTGTGAATCATCAGTTATTACACCTGCGTTAGTGGCGCTATCGCCTACTGCCCTAATCAGCTTATCTAAGTCTGGCTTCTGATAGGGAAAGTCTTTCTTGTTGCTCCTAGCCTTAGGCATTAGAAACACTATCTCTAGCGATACTGCGCCAGTAAGCGACTGACATGAGGCATTAGCTGATTCTAGTTTTTCTGTTAGCAGCTTCCTCCAGGCAGGGAGTTTCTTATTGGCCTCGACTAAGACTGCTCTATTGCCTCGAACATAGGCGTTCTTAGATCCCTGAGGTTGAGGAATGCCCGGCACGAATACTTGAATCATCTTCTGCCTCCGTCTTGATAATTGTTATTAGCTCAACTTCGCTGATTTTGTGGGTTCTGTTTAATGCACCGTCAAATAGCCGAAAGTGATTATAGACCGCTTTATAAATTCGGTCACGCTCTGCCTCAACGCCGGCTTCATAGCCTTTAGTCCAATAAATCTTGTCGCTTATGTCTTTCATGTCTACCAACATTAAAAGGGCGCACTCTCGAAGCCACCGACAGAAGCAGCGTTAGATGCCTGTTGAGCCTTTGTCTTTACCTGCACTAATCGAGCGTTCTGAATGTGATGCTCAACTACCGTCTTTTCAATGGTGGAGTCTTTAGGCGTGTACTTGCCTATCTTCGTTGATAGCTCTCCTGTGATCTCTACCCAGTCTTGTTCTTGTAAGTGCTCCACCTGGCTCATGTCAAACCAGCATGTCCATAGTCTTGAGAAGGGCTTAGCTTGCCCTTGCACTTCGTAGTTTTCCCAGATAGATAGGCGCTTGCCTTCCCAGCCAATTAGGTTTACGTCTCCGGTAATTGTAATCTGTGGCATTATTTTCTACTTTCTGTGTTAGTTATTTAGTAGCTATATATAGACACTAATGCATAAATATAGTTATTAAGTTAAATGTCTATATATAGAACCTTTAATAATGCTTATATATATCTATATATAGAAGATGTATCTTATTTTAATTTCTCAATGCGATCTATCGTGATTTCGATGGTTTCTGCTAAATCCGAGTCAATGCTAATTATCTTGTTTCTGTAGTCCCAGAGCTCGATGGTGAGCTGCTTCCGCATGTCTTCCCTACCATCGCCGTAGCCTTTTGCGTATCCGGTTACCCAGGTGCGCTCAGTAAAGTTTTTCCAGTTGATTTCTTCCTGCATGATTCTCCTCTGTGTGGTGTAACATTATAGGTCGGGGGCATGGCTATCTGTGGGTCATGTCCCCTTTGTTTTACCCTAAAGCCTTAGCCATGTCAGTAATCTGATCTAGAAGCTTCTTGGGAACACCTGCCATCTTAGCCTCGCTGTAAAGCCCTCTAAGCCCTTCGACATCACTAGATAAGGCTAAGACACTAGCCCTGCCTTCAAAGTCCTTCATAGCGCCTCCTAGAGCTTCTGAGGATACCTTACGCATTTCTTCCATACTTGGGCGAACAGTCTTTCCGTCTTTCTTAGTTTGGAATCCCAAAGTTGCCAACGCTCTGCCGATTGCGCTTGTTGCACAGTTCTCGACAAAGCTAGTTTTATTTATAGCGCTTGAGCCTCGAGTCTCCTGGGCGAAGTCAATAGCTGACGCCCTCATGTCCTCCCGGTCTGTGAAGACACTTGCCATTATGACGATCTCTGTTTCGTTAATTAGCTTTATCTCGGTGTGTATTCTGCCGTTTGGGTGTTTGTCCCAGAACTTGCCTATCCGGTCTGATACTGGTTCGTAGTTATCCATGAATCCCATTTTTATCCTCCTGTGATTTTGAGATAAGGCGCTCCGCCTGACCTACTTTGTAACATTACTACGCATTCGCCGTCTACATAGCCGTAGCGTATGCCCTTCATCGAGTGCTGAATGACCGACTTGCGAAGATTAGCCTGCTGCTTCCAGAACTTTTCCTGCTCTAGAGCGTCTTGTAACAGCCTGTATTCCTCTGAATCTATTTCTATTTCCTCGTCTTCGATGTCCGGGTGCAGAATCCTAATTGCGCTGTAAGTCGAATCGCTGCCTTCTATGTCTGGCTGCTCTCCTGTCCTCACAAGCTCTAGAAAGCTGTCTGCCGCCTTCATAAGTGCCTCAGCCTCTATTGGGTCATACTCCACCGTAAACTCTCTGTATTCGCCTCCTGCAACCGCACAAAGCACGGCAGGACTATGCAAGCCAGTCACAATCATGTACCAAAGAACTTGCAGGCGATAATGCTCAGGTAATTCAGCCATTTGGTTTCTTGAAAACTTTATTTCAAGAATGTATAATCTGCCGTCTTCATCTTCAATAACGCCGTCGGGGTTAGCGTGAAATGATGCATTCTTCTGTGATTCGTAAGTGTAATCTCCGGTATGAACTATGAGATGTGGGTGCATGTCTCCGAACAGTCGAGCTATAGCAGGCTCGAAGTAGTTGCCTAGCTTCATAGACATAGTACTCTCTGTGGGGAGTAGCTTCCCTGACTTCTGCGCCCATAATGACAGCGCGCTAGTCCAGGGGGACTTATTCATTATTGGGGCTATGTCGCTGCCGCCTATTGCGTTAGCTCTCTGAGCGTGCCACTCAGTAGAGCCGGCTGGGTGCGTGCCGATTAGCGTTCCGCCTAGTTTGGCGATTGTCTTATTTACTGTGATCATAGCCCTCACCTTAGCAAGAGCCTTAGACATTATACGCCTGGAATGTGAGGGGGCTCGATGCCCTCAGTTACATCTTCGTATTCCTCCGGGTTGTTTACCTCGGTGTTCTTTACCGCCATAACAGAAGAGAAGAACGCTAGGGCTGCCGCCACGCTGCTAAGTATCTGCTGTGACTGCTCCCCGGTAACTATCCCGGCGATTACTAAGAGCGGTACAAGTCCTGCGACTGCCGCGTAAATAGCTTTCCTTATCTGAGGGTTAAATTTCATTTTACGAACCTTTCAAGTAGTGCTAGTGGGTCGAATGTCTGACCGTAGAAAATGTGCTTAGGAGTGTCCCCGTAGGTGAGGTGCAAGTGGCTACCGCGTGATGCGCTGCCAGTATTCCCAACTGCTGCGAACCACTGATTACCTTCGGAAATTTTAGTACCCACCTTATGCTTGCTCTTTACCTTCAAGTGAGCGAAGCCTAGATACATAGGCATCTGTTTGCCCTCATGCCAGAAGCGCAGTACTAAGCAATTTCCTAGAACATCGCTCCAAGTGTTTACTACTATTGTGCCTGTTTCCGGTGCTGTGATCCAAGCGCCCGTAGCAGCGCCAAAGTCTAGTCCCCTATGTGGGTTACTCCTGTTTTCTGTAGCGCCGTAGAGTGCTGTGATGCTTGCTTTAGGAAGTGGGTATCTCAAATTAAAACCTGCGAAACAATAGTGACAGCGAAAGCAGTTAGAGCAGCAGAAGCGAAAGCAGTAACCCAGGCTGTCTGCCAGCGAGCTTTTTCTAGCTCTCTGATTCTGTCCTCGTGATCTTGCAGCATCTTGAACCCGGCTTTTACGTCTGCCATGTCACCTACTAGCTTTAGTAGTAACTGCTGCTGTGTGCTGCTTCTCGGTATCTGCTCTGACATTAGTTATCTATTGACCAGTTGCCAGAATCTTCATTCCAAGAATAGCTTTTATTGTTTTCAGGTCGAGGCTTTGGCGCTTCGTAGTTGGTTGTTTTCGTGTTGTATTTCCAACTATCAAACGGCGCTAGAAATTCAACCCATTTAGATAAGGCTTCGTTCCAAGTATAAACACCAGTTTGTGGCTTTGGCTTTGGCGGGTCATAGTCAAAAGTCTGTTCGTTCCAAATCCAACTCTCAAATTTCTTAGGGCTTTCAAACCTTGACCCATTCCACCTAGCGCCTATCCATGCCAAGTACGTTTCTTCCGTTTGCTCCACTAGAACATCTAAGGGAAACAGCGGTTTGATTAGTTCAATACTGTCGGCAACTATTAGGTTTTCGACTTTGTTATCTTTTATTAAGGCTACTCTTATAGTCATTTTTTACTCTCCTATTATGTAGATAACGCCTGCAAAACCGTTGCCGCCTGCATAGCTATTGCTTAAATACTTGCTTGCACCTCCGCCACCGCCTGCAAACTGTGTGGCATTAATTCCGTTTGAACCACCGGGTCCATACCCTCCTTCACCTCCGCCGTAAAAAAGCCCATTAGCTGCGCTTGTAATAAATTCTGCGATTATTGTAGTTGAACTTTGAACACCTGAGCCGCTACCACCTGTATAGTTACCGTCTGACCCGTCACCGCCGTTAAAGCCGCCGGGTATTCTACTTTCGTACGAACCGCCAAAGCCTCCGCCACCTGAGCCGCCGTCCGCGCCGTTACCATTAGCCGAGGCTGGGCTAAGACCTCCTGCTGCGCTAACACCAGAAATTGAACTAGCGCCGCCAGCACTACCAGCACCGCCCCTAGACCCTGCTCCACCTGCTCCAATAATTGCGGTGTAGGTCCCTGCCGCTACTGTCCCAGTAGACAAATAACCAGAACCGCCTCCGCCAGCATCTTGATTTCCAGTAACACCTCGACCAGCACCGCCGCCGCCAAAGACCAAGACATCTACGGTATTAGCCAAAGTCACCAATTGAGTAGAAGTTATTGTTTGAATCACAATTTCAGTTTGGTTATCTGAATTGAGTTGATTCACAGATAGCCAAGTGTCAGCGCTTATGCCACTAGGCACAAATTGAAAGTAGGAAACAGCAGCGTTTGTAGTAATAAAGATTTCTGAATCCGCTGCAATTGTGTGAGTTGAAAGCGTTGCATCTGAGCTGTCTTTTTGCTGAAATGTAAGCGTTCCTGTGCTACCTGCTATCCTGTTAAACCAATAGATTGAGCTAGTAGCGATTGCATCAGTAGATTTAGTAATGTTTGTATTAGACACTAGATAAAATACACCGCCGCCGCCTGCCGGGTCTTGCCAAGTAGGTACACCAGAAGCAACAGTTAGAACTTGAGCAGCAGTCCCAATAGCAATTCTAGAAGCGACACCTGTAGCATCTCCGGTTATTAGATCGCCTTCAGTTGTTATAGGCGAACCTAGACCAACATAAGCCGAACCGTTCCAGCTTTCATAGGCGTTAGTGTCCTCGAGGTAAGTCAGCATACCTTCTACCGGGCTAGGGATTGCAGTTCCTCTAGCTGCTGAATCTGCGAAAACTATAACGCTCTGATTCATTAGAAAATTATTGAGATCGCTCCCCGGAAGTGGGAATCCGTTAGCGAATGTCTTGTATGCCATTTATGCCTCTTTCCATAGCTCTAGTCTAGTGAACCAATTGTTTACGTCTATTGTGTGAATCACCTTAGCAACCGAATAGTAGCTGTCTATGTTCAGCTCCGAGGTGACGTATTTTACACCTAGCACTTCTCCGGGCATAATCTCCGCAGCGTGTGTCAAGTTGTTGTTTCTGTCTATTGCCGGAGTTGTAACGCTTTTTACTAATCGAGTCGGGTACTGAGTAAAGACTCTATCCGCCCATACGTTTAGTTGGTCTATGTCTGTCGTGTCTATCTGCACGTCTATAGCTGCTACCCCGTATAAGTCTATTGAGTCCTGATCTTGCCTAATTACATAGGTTGCATCATCTGTCTTTAGCGCAACTCTGAGCGAGTTATAGACATCATCGTACTCACCCTGGACTATAAGGTCACTCATACATAGGTGAAGATCGTCTTCGTGTGAGTTGCCGATAGTGTAAGTGCCATCTGGAATAGCGGCTATCACCGGGCGAGGAATAAAAACAAACTCTTGAGTAGGAGGGTCTATCCAGAAGAACCCTAGTCCTACCTGTATAGCGTCTGCCAAAAAGATGTTAGGTATTACATCTGTTGATAAAACGCTAGGTATTCTGCCTGTTGTTTCACTGCTGAGGGCGTACATGCTAGTACCGAAGCCCTCGGCAACCTTCTCAATTACCTCATACGGAGAAGCGTAGCCATCTGGGAAGTCTGTAGTCGTATCAAATTCAGCTAGTCGAGTAGTGACTACCTTATTAAAGCTATCTAATGCTGAAATGCTTATTAGGTTTAGCCCGTCAACTGTGTAAGAAACATCTACTGTGTTGATAAAGCCCGAAAAGATAACCTCGTCAAGATCTGCCCTGTTTAGTCTTACCCTGACCGGAGTGCCGGGTCTAATAGTCCTGTTGTTTGTCGGGTCGTAGGTGTAGCTCTGTAAGGCGATTGCAGCAGTAGAAGGCTGCGCTTGGAAGTAAGTCATGTTTTCTACTGTGCCGCCTAGCTCGGTCTTCACGTTTGCAACATCACAATTCAAGTTCTGCCAGTCAAAAGCATAAGCGCCTTCTGCTAGTACATCTGCGCCGCCTATTTCGCTGACCCCGATAATAAACCACCCTGCCCCTGCTAAGACGTTAGTGCCGCCTAAGTCAGAAACTCCTATGATAAATAGGTTTGCAGCGTCATCGGGTATGTAGAACTCGACCTTTAGGTCTTCTGCTATGTTGAAATTGGCTAGAAGTGTCATCTTATTATTACGTCGCTGCCCTGATCTCTCAGCGCCCTGTTCATTTCGTGAAGCAGTTGCTTGCCGTCTGTTGCCGCTGTGTTTATCTGAATGCTGATTGCGTTGCCAAACTGATCAAATCGACCCCTGCCGCCCTGTGAGATGCTGCCCTGCCTAGCGGACTCTCCGCCGCCTGCTTGCATGTCTGGGGCAAACTTGATTTGATCTGCTGCCTGAGTTGCCTTATTGCGAGCGCCAAGAAGCTGTTGTATCCCTGCAAGCTTCTGCCCGGCGTTGCTACTGTAGCGCGCATTTGGACCACCGAGTAGTAGGTCTAGTCCCTCGAAGGTTTCTTGAGCAAACACGCTTAGGAATGTAAGCGCCTTGATTGCCTGGACTACTCCATCACCTAACCAGTTGAAAATCTGATCTGAAGTTACTTTGCCGGAGGCTATGTTGAATGTCGAAGCGAATACTTCTATCGCATCGCCGATAGCTTTCATTTGTGTTTGAGCTTCGCCTGCCGGGTCTATGATAGAAGCCCAGAAGTCTTGCACTGCCGGGATAACTGTTTCCAGAATAAATCCTTGAAACGCTTGCATTATAGGCATAAACTTTTCGCCGATTTCTGCGCGAGTGTTTTCTATCTCTGCCTTTAGTATGCGCTGCTGATTAGCTAACCCGTCTGAGGTGTTTGCAAAGTCTCCGGTAACTTTTGAGGTTTCTTGCATTAGCAAGCTATAACGCGCTGTGACCTTCTCTGCCTCGGTCATTTGGCTTGTGCCGTCTGTGATTCCTTTTTCTAAGGCGTGTGCCTCTACTGCCGCCGCGCTTAGGTCTATGCCGTACATTCTTAGCGGCTCTGATTGCCCTGCTAGTCCTGATTGGAATTTAGCTAGTGCATCTGCTACATCAAGATTGAATACTGAGGCGAAGTCCGCTCCGCGCTGTGAGATTTCATCAACAACCTGGACAATGTTTCCGCCTTCTCCTGCAATAGTCCCGGCGAAATTAGAAAACTGAGTAGCAATTCCAAAAAGCTCTGTTTTAGAAAGTCCTAGCCCTCGAGCTGCATTCTCACCTAGCTCTAGAATGCCTGCTGCTGCATCTCCGAAAGATACATTTACCGCGTTAGTGGATTCTGAGAGATCGCTAGCTGCGTCTATAGCTTTCTTGATTTCGCTAACTGCCAAGACACCGATACCGACACCAATAGCGGCTGTAACTTTAGCTATGTTTGCGCCTACTTTTGCGAACTTTTTGCCTAGGTCTGCGAAGCTGTCATTAGCGCCCTTAGTAGCCTTAGAGAGATTTTGGTACTCTCCCAGTATCTCTACATTAAGCACTAAGCTCATTTTGCTCTCCTATGTACCTCAGTTGCAAAAGCTGAGTATTCTGTCCCTGTGAGCTTTCTATACTCACTAGGGCTAACACCTGTAGCTATAACGAACTCTGCCATTTTCTTGGCATGATTTTCAGCTACTTTTTTCCTTTTGGGTCTGTCGCTCCGAGCATTCCTAAGGCTTCCTTTTGGGTAACTGCCTCAGTGTCCTCGAATTTGTAATTAGGGTTATCTTGCTTCATCGCTACATAATAAAGAACTCTGAGAGCCCTGCCCTTAGGCTGACCATCTGCAAAGATTTCATCTATGCTGCGACCTACTAGCAGCTCTATTTCTTCTACTTGCCCTAGTGTCATTTCGTCGAAATTCATCATCTGTGATTACATCTTTCCTGTTTTTTGATAGTTCTCTGTTATTAGTTTTTCTAGCTGCTTAAAATAGGTATCGTAGATTTCTTCTCTAGTGTAACCGAGTGCCTTAGTAAAGAATGGCTGCGGTCTAATGTGTCTTTTATACCAACCCCAATGAATAGGGTTTGCATACTGAACGCCTGAAGCGCCGCTCCTGTTATTACCAGCGCGAATAGTGATCTTGCTTGAAGCTGTAGAGCCTATTCTTATGCTGTCGCGTAGGTTTCCAGTTTTGACCGGGACTAATCCCCTGGCTTCGTTTACAACTAGTTGCCCTGATTCCTGCCCGGCCTTTTTGATTTCGTCTTTAGGAGCTCCAACATTCTTTAGCGCGCGAGTTATCTCCCTAAGGTTAGTAACTTTTACGCCGGACTCGACAGCCATAATTAAGCGGTTACTACCGATACCCCAAAGTACTGATCTGCACCTGCATCGTTAGGAGTAGTAACAACCCTAAGGGTCACTGAGAAGGTTGAAGTTTCGTTAGAGTTTAGGCTTAGCGGAGGGATTTCGTTAAACTTGACCACGCCTGAATAGTGTGGCTCTGAGGTGCTAGGTGCTGCGTTTCCATTAGGAGCGATTACAAAAGTTGCAGTAGTTCCAAAGTTAGCCCAAAGAACACGATACAAAGAATCCGCGTCTCCTGAGGTAATACCTTCAAGGGCTAATGCCCACTCTCCGCCCACACGCTGCTCACAGAAGGTTTGAACATCTCCTGGAGCATCTCCAAGGGTTAGCTCTACCATAGTGGCAGCGCAGGCGTACTCAACATCTGCAATAAGGAACTTAATGTTCTCTGCGATGATTCTTGTGTTAGTCATTTCATGACCTTTCTAAATAGTAATTTCTAGCTCGAGTGAGATGTTTGCCGATAGGTACTCGGCGTTGTTAGTTTGTAAATTGTAAGGCTCATTTACTCGAATCACTCGAGCGTATCTAGGCATAGCACTTAGCACGTTATGTATTGCCTGATCTAGATTTTCAGTTGCTTGCTTGTTCGTTGCAGTAGAAGCGATTACAACTAGCTCTAGATTTAGGTCGTACTGAGTTCCTAGAGTGCTAGGTGTGAGGTAAGGGCTAGCAGAACTCATAATTACTATCGGAGGCGTTATGCGCTCCGGTACATAATCGAGAACTCTAATCCCTGCCTGTTCTAGGTCTAGCTTTAGTTCTGCCTTAGAGATAGTAATTTCGTTAGTCATACTGCGAAACCAACATAAGGCAATAGCAGCGGATAGACAGCGCCCATAGGGTCTTTAGCGACTCTGACGGGTGTTCCATCTAAGCTAGCAAATTGCGCCACTCCATTAGGCGCTGAACGCCTGTGAAATAGCTCTGAGGAACAAATAAGCGTTGCCTGTCTGTGTATCTGATCTGGGACAACGGTAATAACGCCGACATAGTTGCCGACCTGAGCAGTGCCAGAATCTAGACAAGATTGTATAAAACTACCTGTTTCGTCTGTCCCTACATAGGCTTGCAGTTCTGCCAGCGTTACTACCGTTGTCATTCAGATTTCCTTAGGCTGGAACTATGTCAAGCTCGACAATGGCACCGGCGAACGGTGTAGTAATCGCCAAGTAACCGTAAACGCTAACCGAATCGGTAAGGGTTGTGATGTCCCCGTCGGTTAGACGTACAGGAGCGCCAGCAGACTCGAAGGACTGAATAGCGCGGCTGTTAGCCATGTAGACCTTGTTAGCGGTCATAGCTGGATCTACGATTACTGGCATTCCTAGAAGGTTGCCTGATAGCCCTGGAAGGTTAGCAGTTCCAACGTTGTTGAACCCCTGACCGTCTGTTAGTACTACTGGCCTGCCGTCTGAGCCTACGATGGTCATTAGGAACTTGTAGCCCTCGGTGGAGGTAACAATAGCTTCAGGTCGAAGACCAGTCCCCTCGAAGATCTTAGAAGCGCCATCAGTGATACCACCGATTAGTGCCGCTAGAGTTCCTGCCGAGATGTTAAACACTTTTCCGGTCATAACTAGGGCTTCAACGTGTGCAACGAACGCAGCGTTAGAAGCGTTTGCATAAGCGATAGTTAGCGCCTGGAATACGGTGTTTAGGTAATCAACCGTTGATCGCTCTATTGTCTGCTTAGAGAAGCTTGTGTAGCCTCCGTAAGTCTTTACTGCTGCTGAGGTGTTAGCAATTGTCAAGTTACCAAAAGCTAGTTCGTCATTCTCTGGGTCTTGCTCTGCAACTGAAATTGTGTTAGCAGTTACGGAAGCATACTCTACGCTAAGGCCAGAGCCGGGAAGTGCTGCTCTAGAAAAAGCAGAAAGTGCCGGGCGATTGTCATCGATTAGGTTGTTGATCTGACCAACGAAAGCAGCAGTTGTTACGGTGTTCTCGCTAGTGGAAGCTGCTCGAGCAAGCTCAATAGCTCCGGCGTCACCGATTAGGAGTTTCTTAGCAAACTCTCCTTGTGAGCGGATTTCTGAGCCTGCAACTTTAGGAGTTGATACTGTAAGTCCTGCTTCGACTACCCGGCGCAACTCAGCCATTTCGTCTTGCACAGAACGAACGTCTAGTTCAATGTTTTCTGACATAGATTTTCTTTCTTCTGTTTGGGTTTCGATAGCCTCAGAATCTTTCTGATCTTCTCTAACCTCGGTTATGTTTGCACCAGCGAAAGCCGGAAACGGAACGACAGAAACCTCTTTGAGGTCTACTAGTGTCCGAGTAATCAGTGAGCCATCTCTATCCTGTTCGATAGGCATGAAGCCAACTGAAAATTTATTTAGTACGCCATCACGCATTAGGGTCAAGATTTCTTCGCCTCTTAAGGTTGAACTTACTCTTGCAGTGATCTCATAGCCTGCTTCTGTTTCTCTGCCTGAGATAACTTTGCCGATTGGTTCGTCGTGTCCGTAAAATAATTTTACATCTTCTACCGAGTCGATTGCGCCCGGAGCGAACCTTTCAGTTATGCCGCCGCCGATGTCTGCTTCCTGATTGTAAGGAACAGCTAGCCCGGTAATAGTTCTTTCCTGAGCCTCGTCTAGATTTAGGTCTGCTTCTCTAATTTCAATTTCAGGCATTTAGTCCTTCTCTTTCTCTGACTTCTTCTGCTGTAAGAATCCCGGCAGCGATAGCGGTTGAATAATAGTTGTAGCGTGTGGCAACGTCGGCGCGAAATAGGTGTTGATAGTCGAACTCGACCCTAGTGCCGCGAGGTAAGCAGTTGCTTAGCGCGTCTGTTATTGCGTCGGTGTAGCCCATTAGCGTATGACGAAAAAAGATGGCGTTTTCGTCTTGCAAATTTGAATAGGTGTCTGAACCGCCTGGAACTGTAGACAAAAGCAGCCTAGAAGGAATGCCGAATAGTCGAGCTATGTTTACGGTTGATTGTTCTACCGTGTCAGTGAATAGCGCCTCACGCGGAGACAAAGAAATTGCCTGATAATCAAACCCATTTCCAAGAACTGCAATTTGTCTATTCTGCTGCTTGTTGTGCCAATTGTCTGTGATTATGTCGGCTTGATCTTTGTTTACCTGCTGCCCGGTCTTCAGGATACCTGTCGGCACTCCTGCTTGGTTGAACCAGTTCTTTGCATAGTCTCGAAGATCAAGCGCCGCCGAGATGTCTTTCCGACATGAGTAAATAGGGCTAACGCCTCGGAGATCGCCGGACTTGCTAAAAAGCTTTAGCTGCTCCATTTCGTTTGCGCTATAGCTAACTCCTTCGTAGCTGTAGTAAACACCCTGGGCTAAATCCTGATTGTTTACATAAGCGACAGATACCGCAGAAGCCGGGAGAAGTGTCAAGCTATTGACTTGCCCGTTACTTGAGAAGGACTTATGCCAAAAGGCGTTTCCTTCTAGCGCAAGACTTGTAACTGTCTGAAATAGAAAGTCGCGCCTGTTGCTATTTATGTCTGGCTTATTGACTAGAACCGGGCTTTCAATTCTAAAATCCATTCCAGTTGCGTAGCGATAAGTTTCGATTGGCATTTTAGAAATTGGAGTGGCTATGATCTGTACCGAGCGATAAACTGCCGTAAGGCTTAGGGCTGTATCTGCTGTGACCGTTGCGTCTGAGCGCGTAGGGATAGTGGGCTGTTTAGCGCGCTTTTGGATAGGCGCGTTTGTGATTCTTTGCCATAGTGTTGCCATGCACCTATCCTAATTACATTAGTGTAATTTAGAATACACCAATTTGGGTGTGTTGTGCTCTTTCACTTACATAAGTTGCGAAAATAGTTGCCATTAGTGCATCGACTTCACCGTAGGATTCTTTCCTAGCAATAAACCAGCGATCTCCCAAATACTTGACTACGCCATTAGGATTCTGCACGATCAGTAACGGGTCATTATTGTGTCTAACTTTGTCTGTTGAGAATAGCGCGTGGGTGAGTGAGCAAGCTGCTGCAACCTCTGAAGCAAAGAGCTTCCAAGTCGGGATTCCCACCTGCTTCATTCTGTGAGCTAAGCCGGGGAACATTCTGTCATCTACCACAATAGCTCTGGGTGAATACTTATCATTCAGCTCTACCATTCTGTTGAATAGCTGATTCTCGTTAGGATTGACGAAAGTCTGAACTAGCTCTGTCTGCTGAATACCGTCTTTTTCGTTTGCAACCGCGATAGTGGCGTGAGTCCAAGAGAGCGTTCTATCAAGAGCGAACACAGCGCCTACCTTATCCTCGACACCGCTGCCTGCTGCCTTCCTAAATAGGTCTCCGGCTAACCAGCTTTCAGCAGTACCGCTAATAAATTGGTTGAGCCTGTAGCGCCTAGCTTCATGTTCTGGAAGAGTCTTGAGGTCGCTAATGACTTGCTCTAGTGGGATTCTCCCGGCTGCAACTGAGGGATTAGCCGCAAAGATAGCATCTGGGTCTGTGACCGGAGCGTTCTCTGCAGCTTCCCAAAGAAAGAACCCAAAGCGCTCTAGTTCTGTATCTCCAGCTGCTGCTTTCTTCCCGGACTTGTAGAGCTCAATAAGGGTTTCTGAGTTTTGGTCTCCTGCTGTAGTTATGCCTAATACCATGCCGTCTTTGCGCTGAGAAGTACCCAGAACCGCGGCGCTCCACATTCCCTCTTTAGCCAAGTGAAGCTCATCGAATAGGCAAAGCGAGATAGGGATTCCCTGAAGGGCTGATTCTTTAGCCGCTTTTACGTCATAACGCCCTGTGCCGTCTGCTGTTACGATTCCGCGCTGCTCTGTGGCTTTCTTGAACCGCTTAGACAGGAAGGGATTGTTCTGGATTACAAAGAGTACACGCGAGTAAATTATTCGCGCTTGGTCTGAGGAGCTGGCAAGCGATAGCACCTGTGCCCCTGATCTCTGATGAACCAGAAGTCCGTAAAGCCCCAAGATAGCTGCAAGTAGGCTTTTTCCATTCTGCCTACCGAGTGATACTACCGCTTGCCTGTATCTGAGTCTGCCAGCTAAATCCGGATTTGGGTGATTACCCGGGTATCTTTCTAGAAGGTGTCGCAATAACCAGCGCTGCCACTCATCGAGTTCTAGCCCTTCTGGATTCTCCGGAGACTTCCAGGCTATGTCTGCCAGTTCTATAAGCAAGTCACCATCCGTAATGAAGTCCTCAGATAGCGGTTGCGTATAGGTAACTGGAAGCTGAAGCATTACCGGGTAAGTAACTTTTCTAATGGATCTATGTCGTGCCTGTTTGCGTTTAGCTGGGACTGTAATTCCAAGATTGTTTTGCGGAGCTCCGCTGCCGTAGAGGTGTGCCCGGTTTCATCAAAGGAAGCCGCTAGACGTACTGCCATACCTGCGATTACTTTCTGTTCAATAGTCATACTAAGAGTATCAAGCCACTCCTGAAGTGTTTCCTGTATCATGCTGTTTCCTTCCTCGGATTATTTACCTATTGTGTAAAAATTTGTGGAGAAGCGTGGGATTGGCGCGCGGCTGTCGAAAAAAGCCCCTGCCCTGTAGCCCATCTCTGGAGCCTCTGTAGACCCCCGCTTTTGACCCCCTATTTGTGGGACAATAAACAAAGAATGTAGGGTACACGCCTACCACCTGCTGTTCTTCCAAGCTGCCCTGACTGCTGTCTTGTCTGACTTACGACCGTTGCATACTCGGCATAAGGACTGAAGATTAGCGATGTCATGGTTAGGTTCACCTGTCACCGAGGGAGGGCGTATGTGATCTATAGTCCAGTCCCCCCCCGTTAGTTCTGCACCGCAGATAACACAATCAGGGTCTAGGACTGTCTTCGCATAGGCGCGCGCTTTGTTCCACGCTTGCGAGTTATGCCAATCTGCCATGATTTCTCCTTAGTCCAGCATTTCTTACAAGGTACTGATTCATTCCCTCGAGTTGTGTGAGGTGTATCGCAAATAGGGCATTTCATGAGTCCCTAAGCCCTTGATAAACAACTACTGTCAAGTAGCTAAATGTAGCGCCTAATAGGATCATGGTTAGCCAGGGCGTATAGGTTGCCATAAGTGCGGCTAATGCGTTAACCCCTACTAGGAATAGGGCAAGTATTGCTGTGCCAACTGCTGTTTTCATAAGTGTCTGTGCTTTCTGTGTAAGTGTCGTTTTATACATTGAATACGCTCCCTGTGAAGTGTTTGCCTTGCTCTAGCTCAAAGCAGGTTAGTCCGGGCTGTGAGTCTTGTCCACTTTGTAACCTGAACCAACTGCTCCCATTGTCCATCGTTTTGCCTTGAATCCAATACCTAGAACCGCCGTTGCTGTGTAGTCCTAGCTCTTGAACTCTAAGGTGATGAAAGTGACCCGTAAGCCCTATAGAAGCCGCGCTAACAGGTTGATGTCCGAATGTCTGTTTCTCCCACCAAGTAGGGACAGCCTCGGGTCTAGCGCTTTGATGTCCGTGCCATAGCCCTAGAACGTGGAACTCATCGCCAAATACATCGAACGCTAGTGATTCATCGCTTGGTTGCGGAATCAGTATCTGGACATCGAGTTCTGTTTCCTTCACCAGTTTAGACATCTGTTGAGCTATGAAAATACCCCAATCGTCTTGACCCGGTAAACCTACTGTCTGCTTGTTGACCCTATTTTGACAATGATTCGAAGCTACCGTCGCATAGGTGACCGGAGAGTATTTAGCAGCTCGCTTGATTATGTCCCAAATTAGGGAGCTTGCAATATCCACCTGCTGCATGATGCTGCCGCCATGATGTAACTGTTGCTGATCCATCTTGTTAGAAAAGCCTTCTACTATGTCTCCCTGCTCCGATAACACAATGCGTACATACTTGCCCTTTTTGAATTGTGCTTCTAAAGTGTCAAACGCTGAGAAGATTCTAGGGAGTTGATTCTCTAGGCTGCCGCGATGGTCTACTTTGCCTATTTGGAAGTCTGCCAGCATTACTACTAAAGCTTTATTAGAATTAGCTACCGGTCGTTTTTCACCCTTCCTACTGTCTCTTTTCGCCGTTTGCCATAGTAGCGAGAGATTGCTGCTGTCTGCTACTAGCCTAAAATTGAACCTGTAGCTAGTAAGCCACTCGCCAAAATAGGTCTGCCACCTGCTAGTGCGTGGGGCGCCTACGATCTCGTATAGCTCCGGGTCAAAGCCTTGCTCTATAAGAAAGTCTGTAAAGCTCGGTATGTCGTTACCAGGGACAGCAGCAAGAGTAGCAACACCGCTAGTACCGTCAAACTCAAGAGCCGGGCGAAAGCCCTTGGGCGCTTCGATTTTGGCTGCCGGGCTTAGATTCTCGAGCAAGAGCACTCACCTGCCCTGTGTCTTGAAATTGTGGTATCTGCTATCTTCACCCCTAGCTCTAATAGCGCCTTAGATAACGCATTACCAGATACGTTGAAGTCCACTAGGTTATCTCTGAGTATTTCTTGGTCTGCCTCGCTTAGCGAGTATAAAAGTGTCCGGACAGCGCATTTGTAATCTCTGCCCTTGATTACCAAGTTCTCTAACATGATGCCCCTTCTCTGTGTTTGGGTACTATCAACC